ATGTCAGCTACAGGCACAATCATATATGCTCTGCCTACCCATCTGCCAGAGTAATTATCTGACCATCTATTTGTTACTGTTTCTTCACTCATAATTAAATTCCTTTAAGGTGTTGTTGTTGTTCTTGTTGTTGATTCTATATCATAGCCTTCTGGTTCGGCATTTGGAGGTGATTGTATAGTCGCACCAGATACTGTTCCATGATTTCCATCCCCACTTCTATCATATATAGTGCTACTTGTGTCTGCAAGTCCTGTATTACTATCTAATGCTCCAAAAGATTGATAGGTAATAAGATTATCAGAGTAGTCATCTAATAAATTTAAATGCCTACCACCATTGTATATCTTTAATATATCAGATGCCTCAAGGGATTTATTCCAAAATGCAACTCCTGTCATATCTCCATCAAAAAAAGTTGTAGATGTTCCACCTGCTCCTATTCTTATTTCTTTATTAGATTGTAAAGCTGTATGACCATCGCTATTTGTAGTAGTGGTTTGAGGTTGTCCATTATAATATATTTGATACTTTGAACCATCCCAGACAAATGCTATGTGTGTCCACGAATCATTAGGAATACTTGCACTACCTGCATTTTCCCAAGCACTTGTACCTGGAGTATATATACCAATTAATTCATTAGCAAGGCTACCAGTCATACTACCAAGACCAATACTTGAATACTGATTCCCTGTAAAAGTTCCTATTCTAACAACAGATGTGCCTGTTGTTATTGTAGAAGTTGGTTTTATCCAAAATGATATTGATCTGGCAGAACTGAAGTATAAGGAAAGTTAGTAGCATCCATGCTTGTTGGTGTGCCTACATTGCCTTGTACTTTTTTGATAGAAATGTTATCTATATACATAACAATTTCGCTTGGGGGTGCTACAAATTCTGCAAACATAAAATTTAAAGCTGTTGAAGTTGTAACGAAGTAGTAATCACTTGTAACCCAATCCGTAGAACCCGCAACTCCTTCAATATTTATATAAGAACCATTATAATAATTTGTTCCAATTAAATGTTTCATAGCGTGACTACTTGAAGTAGTTTTCCAAGTAACAGAAAATTTATATAGTTTTCCATTTTCTACAGTAAAATTACTTGTTGCATACATAGACTCCGCATTCGCATCTGTTTCAAATTTTATAGAGTAATTACCAGAATATGTTACATCTGAAACTGAAGTTATATTACTATCAGACGATGTAAGCCCTGTAGTAGCATTAGCTTCATTAGTAGGACTTAAAGCATTAGCAAGGTTGTTTACTTCTCCACCTAAAACAGGATTAGAAACATCTATAACTGCGTTTTTTGTATCGTCAACTGCTGATGATAAAACTTCTTTAATTGACACATCAGTCATTTTAAATGATGGAGATGCTCCACTAATATTAAACTCTGCATTAGTTGAATTTGAAACTGTATATACAGTATGAGTACCATCGGTGTAATTTTGATGGTCTGAATAACTACCTGCTGTTGAACTATTTGCATCAAAAACAATTTGGAGTCTCGCCCCAGAACCTTGTGCATCAGCTATTGTAAATACAAATTTATATATTTTTCCACTTTCCAATATAGCTGAACCACCTTTTTTAAAAACAGGATTTGTACTTCCTGTATTCCCATCAGTTGGGTCTGTAAAAACTAAAGCACCTCCTGTAACAACAGCGTATGAGCCTAATCCTGTTATATTATCAGCACCACCAGTATCAAAAGATGGGTCACCTACTAATTCTCCACCTAACTCTTCAGCACCTCTAAAAGAGCCTAAGTCATATCCTGCTACCATATTTTCTACAATATCATCAGATGCCATTGAAGTCATAGTACCATTATTAGAATTAGAAGATTGGTCTATAATTATAGGGTAAGTATCTCCTGTACCACTACCCATTCTCCAATATCCAGAAAGACCACTATCCGCTGACCAATCAGCAAATAAACCTTTAGCGTATTGAGCGTAAATAAAATCAGCATCTTTAGCATCATTATAAAATCCAAAACTTATAATAGAGCCATCTGCAGAATTAGAAGGATAACCAATATAATAATCATTTGTACTACCAGATTGTATATCTGTCTTATCTCCACTAACTGATGCAACTTCACTTCCATTTACATATAATTTTGTTCCAGAACTACTATTAACTCCTGTTAATAAAATCCACTCACCTTGATATTCATTTGTACTATCTTTAGCTTGGTTTTGATTACCATTTGCTCGAACTCTATAAGTAAAATGATTTTTTCCAGCTGAGTTACCTGTTCCTGTGTGCCACACTAATAAACAATTATCTGCATCATTTTTTAAATATAAAAGTTCATTTACACCAGAGCCTGTGTTATCATTGGGTTTTACCCACATAGAAAATGTATGTGTTCCTGTTAGAGGAAAAGATGGAATAGTTATATAATCATTAGTACCATCAAAGTCTACTTGTTTTAGCATATAGTCACGAGTAGGTGTAAATCTTGATTTAGCCATTAATGCTATATCATTAGCAGGGAGAGCAGTTTTAAAAATACCTGCATGACTTACTGCTCCATTAAAATACTCACCACCACCACCACGAGCAATATTAGGGGGTTCATTTAAGGCATGTGGTGTATAGTTATGACTCGCACTTTTTACCATTATACCATCTTTATATAAGTATAAAATATTATTTTGTCTAACCTGTGCTATGTGATGCCATGTACCTGTGGTCGTAAATCGACCTGCATCTGTATCTGCTTCAAGAGTTATCCAACTTCCTGCATCACCGCCACCTGTACCCCCAATAAGATAATTAGTTGGATTTATTCCAACATGACCATGACTTGAGTGTGATTCTCCGTTATATATTATTCCTGTATATGCACTATCTGTGTTTAATGCGTTAAATTTTACCCACCCTGTAATAGTATGGTCACTACCACCTATACTCATTCCTGTGTAATCATTTATTTCTATTGAATCACTACTGCCATCAAATTCAGCAGAATAGTCTGCCCTTGCTATAGAAGTATTAGATTCTGGTTGTACCTTATCTCCTGCTCTAAGCCATAGTTTAAGGTTAGATGCTGAGTGTTTTTTTAGATCTACTACTTTACTTGAAATCTTACCAATGGTAGTTGCATCAAGAGCAGTATCCCAAAGTGCTACTTCGTCAATGAGTGAGTTTATTGCTCTTGGAGTACTGTAGTCTTGATTCCCTATGTGTAAATTAGGAACGTGTTCAGTTAAATCTGTTCCTGTAGAATTACTCGCAACTAAAATACCATTTTTATATAATTTATTACCAACTCCAGATTCATGTACAGCTACAACATGATGCCAATTCCCATCATTTGATGCACTTCCAGAATCTGTAATTAATATAGAACCACCTCTGTAAATTTCAAATTCTAATTTTCTACTACTGTTCAACCTAACTAACCACCCATCATTAACACCATCATTTGCTTGGGATACAAATATTTCATTAGTTGCAGTTGCGTCTGTTGTATTAAACCAAAAAGAAACTGAAAAACTACCACTAAACTGTATTCCTGTTGAATTACCACAGTCTAAATAATCATTAGAACCATCGAAATTGAAAGAGTATTCGTTGGGGAATACACTAACAAAACCACCCCTGGTTAGAAGGTTACCTAAACCAATATACATTTAGATAACCTCTTAGTATAAAAATATAATATCACCAGCATCTACTGCGGATGATCCGCCAGAGTCTGATGCTACTTTGGTTGGACGTATTGGTAAGATAGAACCTGCTATTGTATTTGCAAACTTGATCCACGCACCTTCTAAATAGAAGTAATAAGTATCACCTTCTCCTATATAGACACCTTTTGGCTTTACTTGTGCTGATGTGGTAGAAATGCTAACGGCTTTATCAACCGATCCTAAACCCTTTACTACGGCTATTGCTGATCCACTCATGTGTATATCCTTATTACTGTAGGGCTTGATATATTGTTAATAACGATGTATTAACGGGTATAGTATAATGTAATTACAACGTCTTGGTCAAAATAATTGTTTCACTTTATTCTTTTTCTTCTTTTTATCTTGTTTCTTTTTTTTCTTTTTAAATTTAAAACCTACTGCTTCTCTTATTGGATTATCAGATTCACCTTTGATAACTTTTATTTTACTTGTAATAGATCTTTTTACTGGTGCATAAGGAAAACCACCAACAAGAGGAGCTTTACTTGATCCTTTTAGAAAATCATCTATAATAGATAATATTTTTTTAGTTTCAAATTCTTTACCATTAAACATCTTTTTAAACATTCTTCCAAAATCATTAAAAATATCTAACAATGCCACCGATCCAGATCTATATTCTTTACCAAATGCCATTCTTATAGAATGTTCAATGCCTTGTCCAACAAACATTAAACCAACAAATGGCCCAGTAAGTAAAGAAATTAATTGCTCATCTTCATCGATTTCAAATCCATTTGCGACAAAAGTAAATAATTGTGGTAGTAAGAACCAACCAACAAATATTCTTCTTAAATTTTCTGCTTTTGTACCACGACCATAATAAATATTTCTTACTCCACCAGCAGACATTCTATAATATTGATTAGGAGATGTCATATACATTGTAAAAAATTTCCACGCAGATCCCATTCTTTGAAAATCACTTAAATCTTCTACATCACTTGCTTGTTGTGCCCTTAATGTACTTGCCTCAAACTTTTTCATAGCTATATCTTCAGCTTCTTTTTTTGTTTTCCCTTCTTTTAGAGCTTTTTTATATTCATATTTATACAACGGCCACCCACCAAGAAATATTGCAGTCTTATCACCCATTTTTGTTAAAAAGAATGCTACATTATTTAACCAGTCTGATCCAGTCATCATCTTACCAGGCTTAATATTATTAAGAGCTAATACCATATCTCTTTCAAAACCTTTATCATATCTCATTTTTATCATATCACTTTTTGATAAAGTCCTATATGCTTTTTTAAATTCAAATGCACCAATACTCATTAACACTTCTTTGTTCCAGGATATAATAGGCATATCGCCCCAGTATGCGGGAATAGAAGTTAACTGCTTAATAAAAACAACTTCATTTAAACCTATTGTAGCTCTCGTTACTTTTGCTCTCCATTTATCAGCCCATTCAAGATGCATTGCTCTATCAACGCCACCCCTGGCTATATCATCCATAAATTTATTCAATGTCCTACTTATATTTTTTCCATGAAAATCTTGGACACTTCTGCTTACATCTCTACTCATAAATACAGAACGAAGCTCACGCATAACATTTGTGTAATGAATAAAATGTTCCATTTCTGTAATGTGTTTCATTAAAGTATTGTCACCATCTATCCAGGCTAATTCCTCAGTATTAGATACCCTTCCTTTTAATGATCCAGCACTACTCATTGAACCCATTGGAGATTTAGATTTATTAAGAGTATCATCACCTTCATCTGCTTTTGCACCGATACGCCTGGCTATTGGTGAGTACATAGCGTTCATTGGCATATTTACATAGAATCTACTTCGGAATGTTTCATTAACACGATGGTAATACATTGGATAAAATTCATACAACTGCCACTCAGCCCAAGCCAATACTTCTTTTGGCAACTGCTGTTCTATTTGTGTAATGGCTTTTGGAATATCCCAACCCATTTTTTCAAAAGTTTTATGTAGTGTTGGATCTTTTAATTCCATCCATTTTTTATACGCTTGATTATATGTTAGATCACTGGATGTCATTTCCCCTTCAGCACCATCTCTATGTGTAATTGTTATTGTTTCGATAGAATTTCTATTAAACAACTTAGTAAGTGCTTTATTAAAAATAGTGTCCTTAACCTTAAAAATTCTTTCAGCATTTTCCCTCATAAGTTTATGCATTTCTACTACACCATTATACTCAGCAAGTCTTGCCTGTCGTATTTGTGGCATAAAATAGTTATTAATAAAAGACTGTAATGGTTTTGAGGTTTTATCTAATCGAGATAGTTTGTCAAATAAATATTCTAAAGATTGTTGTTGAGTTTCAAATCCCGATAATGATTCTACTATTTCTTTTATTATTCCTTGATCTTTTAACCCAAGTTTTTGTGCTCCCGCTTGAGTTTGTGCCCCAGCACCACCAGTAATTACATCTAAGATTTCTTGTCGAACATTAGACATTCTTTCAGAGTAAGCCATTTGCTCTTCCATAATTTGCATACGACCTTGCGTAACTAAAGTATCAAACTTCTCTATTGCTTCTATTATTTCTTGCGGTGTTTTGTTTTTCATAGAACCGTACTGCAATAAAATATTTATTTCCAATGCTTGAGAATCTGTTGCCTCTCCATCTTCACTGGCTTCCATGATTTGAGTAAGAACATCTATTTTATTTTCTATTTCAACAGGAGATTTTTTATGTATATCTCTAATTTGATTTACAATTTCCTGTACATCCGCACCTACTTTACCCCTACCTATTCCACCAACTTTTTTAACAGTAGCTTTCTTCTTAATGGTTTTATTCCATTTAGCTAATGCACCTCGCTTAGATACTTTATCAATTACACGGTCTATACGCTCCATAGCGGTACTTAATTCACGAAAACGCTTGGCATCACGTACCTTTGCTAAAATGCCTGTTACTTCGGACTTTTGATACAATCCCTTTGGTAAGTTTTGTCGGGCATAGTTTGTAACAATCTTTTGTAGCTTAGTGATCTCTTTTTCTTTTTCAGTAGCTCCTAATCTGTATGCTCTTTTAATACGACTTTTGATCTCACTCTTTTTTATTTCACGTTCCTGGAGCTTTTTTAATTCTTTTTCAATCGGAGTTGGATCAGTGGTATCTATTTGTTTCATACGAATAATACCAAACATATCCATTGCTGATTTGATCATATCCTCATCATAGCCCAATCTGGCCAGATCTTGCTCCCAATCTTTTTTGGTATAGCTTTTCTTATTACCTTTTTGTTCTTGGTAAACTTTTGCTAATGGAGTAACAATGCTCTTAGGAGATAATCTAAAAGAGATGCGTGGATCATTTGGATTAAATGTACCCTTATTAAATACTGATTTTATTTGAGTAGGTTCAAAGACTTGATAAGTTGTGCCAAGTGTTTTTGAATTTTTTCCAGAACCCAGTTCGTTAATATTTTTAAATATTACCCCATCTGTTTTTTTAAAATTTATTTTTTTACCAGGATTTCTTTTATCATCAAAAGACTCTCCCTCTCTATGTAAATTAGCTAACTCAAGTACCCCAACATCCTTTCTACCATTCCAAATTTTAAACTTTCCCCAGTTCTTACCCTTAACATCATATATTGCGGGATTTTCTAATTTTAAATAAACTGGAAAAACTTGCGGATTCCAACCTAACCATTCCATACTATTAGCATATCCATCAGAAACTTTTGGATTATCTGTAAAAGAAAATTCTTTTTGTATAGGATCAGAAAATAAATTTCCTATTTGTTCATCAGCATCTTCTATATCAAATTTATTAAAGGACACATTAGTACCGTGATAAACCACTAATGGCTTACCTTGCTCATCTACTACTTTAGATCCTTTAAACCATTTCTTAAAAGACGATGATTCTAATACCTCATCTGTAGATGACATTTTACTGGCTCTGAATGTAGGTTGTCCTTTTAATGCGGACTCTTTCATCTTGCGGGTAATCTTAATGGAAGGTTGATATCTTCCAGCAAACCCCGCTTCTTCAAATCCTTCAACTATTTCAGTCTTGAGGGTTACCTGGTCAACCTTTGCACCAAACTTCTTACCCATTTTGTTTAGGATCTTACTTATTGCAAAGTCATATACAACTTTAAAACCTTGACCACCAATTGTAAGATCATCACCTTCTATAATCCCAGTACGCTTATTGCTATTGCGAATCTGAGTAGCCATTTGTTTACCTAATAATCCTTCTAAGGTAACTCTTTGACCGTTAATAGTTGTTTCACCTTCTAATGGAATAGTTTGGTTGAATTTGTTTTCTTTATTTTTTAAACCGTTAATAATGACATTTGATTCTTTATTATTTTTCTGCCACTGTATCTGATCTACATTTTGTCTTATATCTCTTCTCCATCTATCTATCTGTTGGTTGAATGTAGTCCAGGCAATACGATCAAAGTTATTATCACTGGCGTGGCGTAGCATTCTTTTCATTATAAGTTCTATCCAGCCGTTACCTTTAAATGGAGCGTTGGGAACTTTGTTTGCATTTAAATTTCCTAAAGCATTTTTAATAGCACTTTCTTCTGTTGTAAACACACCACCCGCACTACCACCAGATGGATTTTTAACTTGATATCTATTTTTAGTTTTAGAAAAATTATCATTAACTCTATCGCTAAAATTGGCTTTTTCAAACATTTTTTCATCTCTACTAACTTCCCATTTCTTAACAGTATAACCCTCTGGTAATTCTGTTAAGTTTTCCTTATATCCTTTTTCCCGCCCTTTTTTGTGCCAATCGGACTGAAGCTCTTCTATGAATAAAATACGCTCACCAGTAGGCGATATGCGGGTATTAAAGCGGACGTGAGCTAATATATTTGATTGCTTAAAGTGACTGGTATTAAATGTGTCTTTTTCCCGCCCAACAGGCACACGGGCTAAATCATCACTCCCCATTGCAATAGCAAGAGATTCTTCGTCTGGTAAATTTCGTTGTTTTACCGTACCATATTCATCTATTATATTGTACAAGTTTTTAGATGGTAATGTCAACAGCAATTCACGATAATCTTCTTTTTCGCCAGGAAGTTGATAAGTTGAGTGTCGAGTTGCCTCTGATGACATACTACCAATAATTTGTTTTACATCATCTTCTGTAGCAACTCCTCTTTCTAATATTCCCGAAAGGGATTTATTTCCCATCCACTCATCAGTATCAATTCTTTGAACTGTAATATTGCCACCTTCCTTCCATTCCATTTCATCCTTGTAGCTAATATATTCTTTATCTTCATTTTTATAATATTTAAAATCAGAATATGTACCATCTTCAACAAATTCTATAGTTTCACCATCGTCTAAAGCATTTCCTGGCGTTTCATCTGGATATGCTGGATCGGGCTGTTCAAACATTTTAATAAATTCATCTTTTGATAATGACTTTTCTTCATCCAAAGTATAAGATTCGCCAAGTGTAACATCTTTGATTTCAATTTTATTTGCCTGGATCCATTCCTGGAGTTCTTCTTTGGTAATCTTCAGCTTACCTTTTAATAAGGATTCCAGATCTAACCATTCTATTTCTTCTGGTTTGACCAGGTTCTTTTTAAGGAAGTTCTCAACAGATTGAGACTTCATCGTGGGTGGAAATTTATCTGTAACTACTCGCTCTGCTTGGGAGTAGAAAGTGGGAGTTAACCGATAAGACGGTTTTTCTTTCGATACTCTTTTCTTATCTTTTCCAGATCTTTCTTGCTCTTTGCCCTTAACATCTGATACAGATACGAGTTCTTCAGTATCTTTGAAATATCCTTTTTGCTTTGCTCGTTCATTTGCTGACCTACTATAATTTATACCTTTATTGAAATTTATACCATTCTTTTCATAATAGTATTTTTCGTGATACCATATCACTGCCTGTACTTGAGAAACAGTATAATCCTTATTATACCGCTTATTTATTTCATCAGTAAGGTCACTAACACCTTGACTAATTAAATTCCATTCACTTGTATTTCTTGGGGATTCTTGCAAGTCTCCATCTTTATTAAAAGGAGTACCCATATGTCTGTTATACCATCTACTCATCCATACATCGATCACAGCATCTTTATTTAATTCCGAAAAAGCAAGACCAAAGTTTCCTATTTTTCTGCCAAAGATATGCATTCCTCTATATTCTTTATCATCCCTTTTTCGCTGATCAACACTGACACCATCCATTTTATTGCCTTCTTTATATGTCCCAGAAGCCCAAGCCATTTCGTGAATTTCTATGCCAGATTTAGGTTCTATTAACCATTTCTCTGCTCCTTCTACCCCAAATTGATCAATAATGTATTTTAATCGATCCACTGATTGACCGATCACTCCAGGTCTTGCACCACCTAACTGCCTTCCATCATTTAGCTTTAATACTTTAATAGGCTTTTTTATTTTGCCCGTTGTAAAGCTATCCACAATAGGAAATGATTTATTTTCTGTAAAATGATTTATTACATCGGCTGTATCGTTATATTGTCCTGGGACTTTTTGCCCATTAGATGTAATTGCTACAAGAGCAGTAATACTGGATGATCTTTAACATAAGGAATTTCATTTGCCAGTACATCGATTGCAACTCTTATGTCATTAAAATACCAATCTATTGCTTCATCATATTCTTCTGGATTGGTTTTTGCAAACTCTTCTATTTCTGGGATAACATCTCTTTTTAATCTATTAATCCTACTTTTTATTTGTGTCTTAGATAATTTTTCATTTTTTGATGGTGCCCTTAATGCTGGTTTTGTGCGATGCTTTTTCATCCCTTCAGCAATTGATAATCGGTAAGAATCTTGATCGGGTTTTCGTACATAAGCATATATTTCATCCCAACCTAATTCATTTGCTATTATAGCACGATGATGCCCATCTATCATCTCAAGTTCATCTGAATGATAAAAATTGTCAAAAATCAATGGTTCCATTGATTCCATCCCACCTTTTTCCATTCTTTGTTTTATATCTTCAAAAGTCCTTGTTTGATAGCCATCATAATCATCGCCAAGAAAATCATCTCTGGTCACTGAACTAAATGTTTTATCACCAAAGATTATGGGATCTTTTTTAATGTTAATTTTTTTTAATTCATAAATAGCATTATCTGGGGGGATATTGGAAGATGTATTAATCATATCCTTACCACGAACTATTGATTTTATTTTTGTACCAGCTTTAAAATCACTTGTTCCAGATAAGGTATATCCTGGCACAGTAGGTAAATTTTGAAAATTAAAATTTTTAGATATTCTAAATGTATTTTTTGGTTTTAGTTTTTTTATTTTCTTAGCTTGTTTAACCTTTTTCCCAACTGTTTTAAAATCTGTAGCCTCTTTAAGTTTAGAAACTAAGGATTCTGGTACTTTACCCTCTTTGATTGCCCTTCTAAGTTTTATTGCATCTTTGAGAATTTGTTTAGACGTATCAATAAATCTTTTAAAGATGTCTCTGAGTTTGGCTCCGATTGATTCGTGGACTTTGCCTTGTGTTGCAAAATGTATCGCCTTTGTTGAGAACCATTCAAGGTTAGACTCTCCTGTGTCTTGCTCTCCTGTTGCTTCATGGTATGCCTTTCTTTCTTGCTCGATCTCATTATCAAAGTTAGAATTATTTTGCTGTTCTGCCTTATAGTATTCTTCAGCCATTTCTTCCTGTACAGCAACATACTCCTGTGCCATACGATTTTCAGTACCAGCAGTTGATATTCTAATTGATCCACCAAATGATGTACCAGTAATATCAACTTTACTTGGATCTGAGTTTTCATCTAAGCCATGTTCTTTTAATACTTGTTTTGTTTCTTCTTCAGTCCAACCTCGTTCTTCTATCTCATCTGCTAATGTTTTACCTAAGTATTCTCTTTCTACTTTAATATTTGTAAGTTCCTCAACTTTACTAATTAAAGCTCCTGTAAAATCTGTTCCTTCTAATTGTCGTTCTTTTACATTTAATCTGGCATTGGCTTCTCTGATTTCTTTTTCAGTTTCTGGAAATTTATCCATGTCCAGATTTCTACGTACAACTTCTTTTCCTAAATCAGATTCGACTTCAAATTGACCATCTTCACCAATACCAACTTCCATGCGTTCTTCTGGCGTTAATGATCTAACAAAGTCTGCAATATCTTGATCAGATAGCTGTCTTAGTTGCCCTGTTTCAATCGCTTCTAATCCTTTGGTTTTTGCCTTCTCTTGTTTTTTCCTTGTTCTATAATCAACTGCACTCCCAATTGCACCAGCACTACCAGCAAAACCACCAATTGCAACAATCTCAGCTAACCACTCTTCTGGAGTAGGCCATTTAAATTCATGCCCCTCTATACCGCTTTGTAAAAAGTCTGTAACTCTTTCTTCAAATATTTCTACAGGCACACTGTGAATACCAGCCTGGCGTACTCCTTGCATGATCTTCCCTGGTGGTACCTTTGGATTCTTACGAACAATGGCTTTAATAATTCCACTAACAACACTCTTAGGATTAGTATTTACAAATTTCGTTAGCTCTTTTCCCGCAAAACCAAATGTGTCACCAAATTGTTCTCCTAAATTCTCTGTAAAGGTTAACATAAATCCTTCTGATAACGCCTTACCAAATGGTTTTATTTCTTCCGATACCACCTCTATTTGATCGTCAAATCTTTTATTTATCTCAAAGTCTGGTAATAATTGTTTTGATGTATTTGACATGATCCTGGGAAGCATACGAGGATCTAATGTTCTGGCAAATGCTCCCGCTGTAGTGCCTACTGCTCCCTGGACTGCACGAAGCCCAAACTTTTCTGCACCTTCTTTTATAATTTCCTTACCTTGCTTTTTCAGCATCCAGTTCACTGCTTCACGAGCAGATCTTTTTACTGCTTCTTTCCCCGCTGATGCCGTACCAGCAGTAAATGAAAACTCAATTGCATACGCTGGAAGTTGAGTAGCAATCTCTGCAACCAAAGCTCCAAAGTTTCCTTCTCTTTCTGCTTCCATTTGTGCTTCAATTAATAATTGATAATCTTCTTCATCTGCTGTGCCATTCTTAGCATCTTTAATAGCACTTAATAATTCCAGGGCTTCTTGAGTCTCAATTCCGCCACCAATAAAAGGCAATCTTCTCGCAAACTCTTTTGGATCTGATACAATTTCTTTTAATGTACCTAATCCTGTTTTAGCGGGTTTAATTAGTCCTTCTTGGGCTAATCTTTCTTTTGCAAGTTTTCTGGCCTCTACCTCAAGATGCTCTTCTCCATACATAATTTTAGGATAGCTCCATCTTTCACCTTTCATTGTAGTGGTTCTTGCTGGTTCTTTTACTGTGCCTAATTTTTCTTTTAAAAGTTGATTAAATATTTCTTCATAATATATAGGAAACTTTTCTTGATACTTAAAGTAGTCATCGAACATTTCATCGATTGCTTTATTATCTTTTTCTTTTGGCTTACTAACAGCCATTGTATCTATTGTTCTACTTAGATCAAAGTATCCAGGTTGATAGGCTTTTTGACGAACTGATTTCTGAACCTCTGGAGATTCATTTTCAATCTGCTTTTCTACTTTATTGATACTCCCAAGAACTTTATCTGGTTCTTCAGAAGTTATAATAGCTTCCTGGCGTTGACGTTCAAGTTCCAGGTCTTGCTGTGCTTGTTCGATTAGATCATCCAGGTAATTCCTGGGTGGGTTTTGAGGTGCAAAAGGATCAGCCATTATTTAGCGTATGCTTTTTTATACCATTCTTGAGTAGATATTTTTGCTAAATGATCTCTTTTCTTGGGATTAATACCAGGGATAGTAAATCTTTTATAAAATTCTTTGTATTTATTTTGAAATTCAATATCTCTTTTTTTATCTTTAAAACTTTTATTTTCTTTTATTGCTTGTTGAGAAATTTTTAAATCACCTTTTATTTCATCCATTCTTTCATTTGCAATCCTTGTTGGAGTGCCAGGTTCACCTATTTTTGTTGATCTATAATCTTCTGAATCCATATAAGTAGATCTTGCATCCTTATTTCCCTTAACAGTCTCAAGTTGCATTTTTGCTATTTCTGGATCTGTTAAATCTCCAGGATATAATGCATCCCCAGAAGATGTTGCAATACTATTTCTTAATGTTTTGAGTTCTTTAAATAATCTTTTTTCTGCTTCTGATCCTGTTTCACCTTGTTTTCTTTTTTTTGCTTCTGCTTCTGCATCTTCCAAATTCATTCTGGCTTTTAATAACTTTGTACCAGTTTCCATTGTGTCTATCATTTCTTTTTTAGGTGAAATATTTTCTTTTGCTACTTTTTTCTTTATTTCCTCTGATCGTCTTTTTTTAGCAAGTTCTTGTTCATAATCTGCTTTTACACGAGCATCATATGATTTCTTAAATTGTTTTCTTAAACTATCTAAATCAAGATAAGGTGAAGTTAATTTTTTTGTTTTTTCTGCCATTTTATACTCCTATGTTGGAAACAATTCTGGAAATAAAGCTTTTACTTGTGCTAATCTTTGATCAAATTCTTGTAGTGTAGATGCTTGATTCAAAAATTGAACTAACTGTTCTCTTTGACCGCTAACTCTGGCTTGTTCTGTCACTCCATATTGACTTCCACCACCTGGTAAATCATATTCCTGTATATTAGCCTTGCCATATTTATTAACTAAATCCATATAGTTAGCATTTTTCCCACCTTGCATTCCCGAAAATTTTGTCGCCATATCTCCAGCAGTATCAAGCCCAGTAGTAACTAAACCAGTCCACGCCTGTCTACGTTCTGCCTTATCTTTATCTACTGCTCTTGCGTAATCAATTTTTGCTTGTCTTTTTGCACTTTCTTCTTGCTGAAACATTCCCCTGGATGTATCTGCTACCGTTCTTCTAACGTCTGCTTCTGCTTCTCTAAGACCTCGTTGTGCTGATACACTTCCGCCCATTCCTCTATTAATTAATCCGCCCATATATCGGCTACTTGCTAACGCTGATTGCCTATTTGCAGTTCTGGCTACATTGCCTATTACTCCTGTCTCTTGTCCAGGAGTTAACATTCCGTGCTTTGTAATATTTTTAAGCTCTCTTCCGTATTGAGTGCTACCAAACTTTGGTTGTAATAATCTTGAACCAACTCCAACTGCTCTTGATAAACCTTTTGCTCCAGCACCTATTAATGCCATTGTTATAGGATCTATTGCCATAACCTACTCCATTTCTATTTGTAATCTTTCTAATGTGAACGCATTGGTACTCGATGCGGTAGAAAGTTCGATTTCAAATTTCTTTGCGTACCTTTTGATAGGGAACCGTACAATTCCACCATCGGCTGTTATTGATTTTGTAAATGAAGCACTTCCCGCTCCATCTAAGTATAAGTTATAGGTAAGTGTGTCTGTACCAACAAACTGCACGGTACCATACCTTAAAAGGCGTTTACGATGTAGATCCAAAGGAAACCTTTTTGATTTCCATTTAGATATAGATGCGTTTGCCGTATCAAATTTTATAATCTTATTATTGGTTCTATCGTAGTTTAATGGTCTACCATTTTCATCATAGTTCAGCATATTAATTACGCCTGTACCCATATCGATCTTTCTCCAGGATTTTTTAACATAATTATATCCCCAAACTTTTTGATCACTACCCTCTAACCACTTATAAATAATTTCTTGTCTTGCTGGATCAAAGATTCCAACAATAGCTGTTTTATCCGTTATTAATTGAAATTGATCATCTATCGGATCACTTACTTTATCCATCACAGAAGGTGTTGCGGTAGAACTGGCTATAGTGTTACTTGAAAGCCTGTAGATTCCATCGTGATATACGAAATAAATACTATCGTGTACTTCAACTACTCCTTGAGTTGCCACATTCCCAATATTATGCTTTGACTCTGCGACTGACCAGGAAGAAGGTGTTGTTGGATCTGTAACATTTAAAACAAAAATAGCTTGTGGCTTAAAAATAACTAAGCGACTAAACAGTACTCCAAGTCCTGTAATATCACCACCTTCTCTATCGTCTAATGCAATAACATTACTAACGGGTATTGTATCAAACTGATTTAACTCACTATAAGCAATCCAATCTTTTCTTTCTTCTGATTTACCTTCTGGATTAAGATAAATACTCCCTAAAAATAATCTTCCTTTTAACTGCTTTGCATATTGACCATTTACACGGTTACTATAAATAGTTTGGTTAGGAGTCTCTCCAAGATCTTCTAATCGAAAATCTCTACAAGTAATAGTAATTTTATTTGAATCTTTTGCGTATCCTACTCCTGGAGTAGAAGATCCTTGAGCAGATGAAACATTAAAACCTTGTAATAATTCACCTTCCGCAGTCAATGTCCCAACGTGTTCTGTTGCCTTAACCCATACTCCCCCTAAATCAGCTTTATACACTCCATTTGATTCAATCTCTATTGATTTTGATCCACAATTTATAATAGATCCAGTAAGAAGGTTTTCTGTAATACCACTTGGATAGTCTGTTGCAAAATTAGGAAATAAAACAAGCCCAACCGCTGAACCGCCATAAGCACCAAAATTTCCATTATCGTGATACCTTGTATCATATTGCCCCCAAGATTTTTCTTTTAACGACCAAGACGTACCTACAAAACTTCCAGAATCATTTAAATAACCATTGCTAAAACTTGCATCATTATCACAATCTAATTTTATATAATTAACTACTGGAACTTTATTTACTGTAACGCCATTACTATGAGCTACTCCCGTCCCAGCACTACCACTTCCACCTGGATCTGCCGTATCTGCGTAATCTTGATTAGCGTAGTTAATTAGTACTGCCCTCGTAATAGTAACAATGTATTCACCACTGGCAACATCTACTAACTTAACATTACCAGAAATAGTTGTACCGCCTACAGTGGAAGTACCTTTAAATGAGGTGGTCGTTACTTCAGTAATAGTAATAGTGGAGGCAGTATGACTACCTAATTGTATTTTGTCTCCTACTTTAATAACATTTGATATATCAGCAGTAACTGTAAATGTTGTTACTGTGTCTGCACTCCAAGTGTGAGCATTAGCTAATGTAAATCCAGTGTCTAAAGCAGAACCTAAAGGGACACTTGGAAGTGCTGTACTTGCTGTTTGAATACCCTCACCTATATTATTTGGTATTTCAATAATATATTTAGTGCTATTTACAACATTTGCATTGGAATTAATAACCATATAAGTTTGAGTAGCATTCATTGGTCTAATGGTTCCAGCACTTATCCAACCAGGGGCTAATGAATCTTCTCCCTCGTATGCTTGGTCAACACCATCAAACCCACCACCAAAACCCACAGCGGTTTTATTATTACCCGCAATTTCACGATAATCCATAGCTAATACTTGAGTGACCGCTAAACTGCCTTGAGTAGTTAGATCAAGGTGAACAATATCACTATTAAAAAATCTTACACTAACATTTTTTGCAGAAGGAACACTACTAAGATCATTAGAGCTATCTACAAAGGTCATATGTCCAATTAATTGATAATTACTGTATACGCCAGACGAACCAACAGATCTATAAAAATTTATTCCTGTAATTCGTTTATTTAAATCATTTATGTTTGCAATCTCTACTTCAAGTTCGTGTATTTTTTTATTTGTATCTGGTTCTGTTATAACAAGTTCGTCATTTTTATCAAATAAACTTTCTTGCACACCGTCATATACGGCTGTACAATTATATTTTAATGTTTGCCCAGCGTGTAAAGCCTCGGAAGCAGTATATGTTTTTTTTAATTTTACTTTAAATGGATTATTTAATTTATTAGTATATCCATACCAATCAGATGCAATGGTTACTGTACCATTAAACAAAGTTCTACTTATATATCCCAGCCATAATGATTTTGCTTCTGTATTTGATACTCTGCCAATTGCTCCTGGAATAAATCGTACAGTGTCATTTGTGGGTACAATTGGATTCTTATCTGTATTGTGATAGATAGTTGAAGTGGAACTGACATTTGTTTCTGATATTTCTGGAAAGGTGTACTTATCGTTTAAGTTTGTCCATCTATAATCTACTGTTCCCGTACCATTCCAGGCTCCAGAACCCCATCCAATATCAGTAAATCTATTTAATGCTGATTTTGCGACAGAAGCTGTTGTACTATACTCAATACCATAAGCACCAATGTGTGCTTTTGCGTGAGTAAAGAAATAGTTCCCACTGGAAAATCCAGTAACTACATCATCAAAACAAGTCGGATTCCATCCTTTATAACTATCGGGATTATTATCATTTAATGGAGAGACAGTTTTACTTGTGTCTATTCTATACAGCCTACCGTGAACCATTCCACTTCCAAAAGCACCCGAATCATTTGTGCCAATATGAAGATATTTTGTGCCATTTGGATTTTTATAAGAGTGTTTAATAAACGTAATAACGGTTGAAGTTGTAAAATTGCTGGATGAAAGATCTGCCCAGGCTAATACAATATTAGAATTATTTGCAGTGCTGTATTGGACATATAATGTTGCATCTGACTTTTCTGTATGAATAACCAATGATTCATTCTTATTTGAATTTTCTCCAAAATCCATTTTATCTATATAGTGTAAGGTATTATCTTGTACACCAGAATCTGTCCAAGTAAAATTTCCACTTACAGAATTATACAATCCATAATGTAATTTATGATTGTGAGTACTTGATTTTGTTTCAGCTAATACTAAATAGTTAGCAGTACCCGATACTGTATTTGTAATTGATGTCATTCCTATCCAAGAGTAACCAGATGTATTACTTGGCGTACCAGAGACAACACTAAAAGCACTGTCAGTAGTAGCCATTTTCCATAGACCACTTCCTGGAATTAATAAAAAACAATCTCCTGTTTCAAATGTGTAAAAGTAACTTATAGGGACACTTGCTGATGCTGAAGGAGTTGTTAGGGCAGATAAGAAGTCATCGTTGACCAATGTTTCTGATATAGTACCATTAGATGCAACCGTATATTTATATATAAAATTTGATATTTTACTGGTACCACTTTTTACCCCGCTATAATGAACATAAATAGCATCATTAAAAGTAATCATACTGGCAACATACATTGATGTATAATCACTTGAATCTACAAGGTTAACATAATTTGAGTTTCCTAATGGTGAGGGGTTACTACCTAATGTAGTCCATATTCTATCAAATCCTCCGCCAATAGAAAAACTATACATACAAAGCACCTTACCATTTAATGCTAAAAGTGCTATATTTTTAAAACTGGAAGTACTATGTCCATTATCCAACTGTGACGTGTTTGTTGATAATGCTAAGTGAGTACCGTGTTTACCACCTAAATTTATTAATCGACAGCCTGTATCATTTGAAGTTGCAAAAAAGCTCCCTCCCCAAGTCGGTGCTTGACTTACATTAATATGATGTTCATTTGAGCCAATATATTCAATATCTCCATACATATCAGTATTAGCAATTGCACTACTGCTGTTATCTTTTGCGTTAACGATCATAACATCTTTGCCCGTAGTTAACCCAGATGAAGATTCTGTTTTAAACCAGAAAATATTATCTTCTACTTGAAGATGATCTGTTATTGCTGGTAACGAAGGATCATACCAGAATAGCAATACCTCTTTCGTACTACTATCAATTAATACCAGGATATAACGGTATTCTTTCGTAGTAAACTTGTCGGATATAAAGGTAAATACGTTATAAACCACATAACTCTTACTGAGCTTGGTATTTAACTGCGATAATGCAAAACTTGGGATATCTGTAGGTTGTCCCGCTCCGAATGTCTTTTCTAATTTCCCGTCACGAATGCGGAGATTCTCCATATTCTGAGCAATGTGTTCTGGGAGATCTTCTACGTCTACGTTGGTTACAACTCCGCCAAAGTCTGTTATGTCAATAAGTTCTGCCATTAAATAGGATGATTCGGATAAATTGGATCTATTAAACTATTAGAAGAGCTATGATCAAATGGTAACCCTTCTCCTACAACTTGCGTTGCTGGATTCTGATTATATCTGCCAATCATACCGTACGCTCTTTGTTCTGCATCCTGTTTACGTGCCTGGTTATTTGACAGTCTCCACAGCTCTGCTTCAGCCAGTTCTACTAAAGCATCGTGAAAAATAGCATTTAGATCACTATTAGCGGTTGGAGACGTTGCCAATGCTGTTGGCTCTTTAATAAAGTAACAATCAACTTTTGCTGTTGTGTTATAAATATAAATTCTGTTTTTAAAGGCAAAGTATACAGGCTCTGTGGCACTAAAGCCGAAGTAGCCCGTTGTAAAATCTTTTGCCATATCAAAGGATATCTTGCGTATAAAATTGCTGTTAGCTACCCGAATACCTAATACGCCTAATACTCCACCAAATGGTACGGCTGAAAGCGTTGAATTGTCGGGAACAAAATAACTCTTAAAATGCGTGTCTACATCGTTATCTGTTAGAAGCGTTATATCAACCTTCAATGTCTGTAGATCTGTTAATAAATGAGGATTTAAAAGCTGTATTAGCTTATCCTGTGCAATGTTTAAGTAACGAAGTTTGACTGTATCACTAAAAAGATCCCCAGAGGTATCTTCCAGGCGATCTCCTAATACGGTTAACATTTCTGCTGTGGTCATAGTTTCTCCAGGGCTATACAGCCCCCACCGAATGATGAGGGCTGTAAGGTTAATTAACTCCTAAACTCCAGGAGCGTAAGTTGTTGACGATTCTAACCCTTTAATGACACAATGTGCCCTTCTATTGGTTACGACCATATTACCATAAGTATGTACCTTCTGTACGAAAGTATTACTCTTTGTATCTTCAATCATATCAGATGCAGTGAATTTTGCACCAGAGTTAAAGAACATATGTAGGTAATTAGTATTGATGAAATAAATTCTTCCATCAACGCCAAATCTATCAGCAGAGTCATCAGCTTGATCCTGGGCTGTTACCATATCTTGATCAGCGACAATATCAATGCCTCTGAAATTAAGACCAGTAAAACCCATAGAACCCATACGCTCACTCATTTTGGAGCCTTGTTTTCTTGGATCAATTTCGTTCTCAATCAAGTCAAATAAAACTTGAGGTACAACGATCAGATCTGGATTTTCGCCAGACTGTGCCCTTGCATTTGCAACACCACGAGCTAACATCTTTAAGATATAAGTATCTTTTGAAGAGTCAACCATATCAGCTTGTGCAATGTAACCATTTACTCCAGCATCTGGTGAATCATCTGCTATATTACCAGTTGATCCAGCAAAGTCTGTTGCATCCAACACTGGTGTTTGCCAGAATGTGTTAGAAGCTGGTGAAAGAGCTACAGTGATACCACCAACAGTCTGAACACCTTCATTTAAAAGAACACCTAATGGATTAAAAGCATCAGTAACTGCTGTTGTTTTAAACAAGTTTTCAGCAACTGTTTTTTCCAATCCTTTTTGAAGGTTCTTTACTTTTGCACCAACGATGTTTTTAATAGCCTGTGGACTATTCATTAACAAGGTCTCTTCTTTTGTTAAAAGAAAGTGACCAGTTAACATTGTTGGCTTATACGATGCAGTTTGTGCAATATCAGCGATTGCTGGAGTGTATGCACTACCAAGACCGTGCTGATCGCCCCAAGCAGAAGCTCCGCCATTAGCAGATTCTACTGGTACTACAATTTCACGACCATTAAAGGTCTTTGCTTTGCCCTTCAGTATTGCAAGTAATGGATGAGATTTCTTAAAGATATTATCATACAAAACTGGCATATAATACTGCTGAATAAGGGCAGATAATGATGCGGATCCTGTTCCGCTTACAACTATATTAGACATTTATATGTCTCCTTATTCTATTGATTATTAAAAAATGAAGCCACGTCAATATCCTCATAGGTAGATGCTTTTTTATTTGTATCCGCCTTGATACCGACATTCTTCTTTACATTGACTGGTACCGATGGCTTTGGTTTAGGTTCTGGAGCTGGAGCTTTATTAAAGTTCATCACCTTATAAGCCTCTTCTAAGGTCAATACTCGATCAGTCTTTTCAAAGTTAGACACCGCAAAGTCCAATACTTCCTGGACTTGGGTATCGTTTAACTCATAAGTAGATCGCAATTGACTCATAGATCGTTCCAGTTCCCGCTCTGATTCTATCGTTTCCAGTTTTTCCCTTGCCTCTGTTAATTCAGATTCATAGGGATTCGGAAGGTCTTTATTATCCATCTGTAGGGACTGTTCATACAGTTGCCCCGCTTCTTTTCCAAGTTCATCCTCAATCGCTTCTTTTAGCGTTTCAGAGAACTCTCCCGATTCTTTTAATTTATCCACTAACTGCACTAATGGCTCTACCGCTCTACGCTGATCAGATAACTGCTGGGCTTTTTCTGTATTAGATTTCTGCCACTCGTGTCTGTTCACGCTATCGGTTCGCCACAATTCAATATCTTCAGTAGAAAACTTTGAGCCATCTTGATCTTCGTAAACGAAGGAGTCATCAGAATTATCTTCGGACTCTGTACTAACCGTATTGGTTTGCTCTTCTGTCTCTGCTTCAGTTTGATTTTCTTCAGTTGCGGATTGGGTTTCTGCTGTTTGTGTAGACTCTGTAGTCTCAGCCTGTTCTGTAGTCTCTTCCTGGGTGGATTGCTCTTGAGGCTGTTCACCTAAGAGTTCTCCAGGAATAGAAATATTGTCGTAGCTATCTGTTGACTCAAAAGGCGTTGCCTCTGGAGTTGCAGATATATTTCCTACGGTTAAATTTTCTGATTCGGGTGTCACTTCTAAATTCGTTGTACCCGCTATATTGATTTTATCCATTTTAATTACCTTTCAGTTGGTCTTTCGACACTGGTTTTGTTGCAAAAAACATAAGTAGCACGGTTCTTTTACCTTTGTGCGGTTCTACCTTATGCTTTAATGGTTTATCATATTTTCCAGCAGAGTACATTACCCCACTTAAATAATGGTTATGAACGATCACTTCTTGATCATCAATTAAAAACTTTAACTCTCCGCCTGTAAAGCTATCTGGATCAGATAATAAAGCAGATGTACCAATTCGACACCAGGCCATATGGTTATCTACCAGCTCTCCATTCTCTTCTTTACATCCATCATAATGCCAATCGTGTCCTTTTGGTCTTGTTTCTACACGCCAATAACTTGGAGCAGACAGTATTAATTCCTGGTCATTTACAGCAGATTGATAGCGTTTTGCTATCTTTTCAATAATTTTGTGAGAAAAGTTGCTACTTTTATGCCCTAATTTGCCCACATCCTTTAGATCTTGGACTTCATCAAGGTTTACTATGCCTAATATGTGGTGCATTTATTTAATAGCTACTCTTCTTTTTAGCCAGTGCTTTTGCATAGGCTTTCTTTCCTTTTTTCGTATAAGCGTACTTTTTACCTTTTAAGTTTGGCATTATTTATCTCCTTTTAAATTTTAGCGGACAATTAGAAAACATACCGATCA